CACAAGCGCCATAGTCGGGCCGTATGCCAAACCGCCTTGCGCCAATGCGGGCGCTTCAAACTCTGCGGCTTTGGCTTTGAGCAATGCACCAGCAGCCACAAAGGCGACACCAGCGGCGGCGGCGGCAACTGGGTTGGTGAACAACGATTTTTTAAAGGCAATGAATGAAACGGCTGTCTTTATCAGCAGCTTACCAATGTCCTGCAACATGCTTCCAAGGTTGCGCAAAGTCGCAGCCATTAAGTTAAAGCCGTCTTGGGCGCTTGACAATGCCGCACCAAGTGCACTGCCTAAATCCTCCAACACACGCGCTGTTGTGTCCTGAACAATAGCTTGAACCTCCAAACGCACGGCCCTCGCTGCCTCTTTGAGCTTCAACATTTTTTCAAACGCCTCTTCAGCCCACGGCATGACCTTAAAGTCATTGACGAAACTATCTTCAATCTCCAAGCCCAAGTCTTCCAGGGCTGGAATCATTTTCGTATTTATCTTATCGGCTGTGGTGTCCAACAGTTCAGCCATCTGCATGCCGTGAAGGTCATTATACCTCTGGGCTTCCTCGTTGAATAGTTCAAGCGAAGCGGCGTGATCCTCGACAGCTTTTGCGGCTCTTTTGTCGGCTTGTTCCTTTTCGTACACATCAGCCTTTGCACGATACAATTCAACCTGTAAGTCGGCTAATTCCGCGCTTGTTTTAGCTACTGTTCCTCTATAAACCTCCTGCCACTTTGCACTACTTTTGCCACCAATCAACAAGTCCTCCAAGCTGTCCAAAGTATCCTGTTGCTGCTCACGTAGTTCTTTGAGCGATCGTATTCTGCCTTCGATCTCAACAACCTTCATGGAGGCATCCAGCTCTTCTAGTCGCTTGCGAAAATCTACAAGCTTTTCTATGCCCATATCCATGCTGCCGCCAAAATCGACTAATACAGCAGCAACAGAAGCAAGACCAACGGCCAACAATCCAACTGGGTTTGTTAGAACTGCTGTCTTTAGGTTTTTCAATCCAAAAACAATACCGCCTATGCCTTTCTGAATCTTTGCAAACAACAGGACTGACGGACCAAGCGTGGCAAGAAAAGTAGCAATGCGTAGAATTACCTCTTTAGTACTTGGGCTTAATGCTCTGAACTTTTCTGCTAGGCTGATGATGCCTTGCAGCAATTGGTTAATCATTGGCAACAACAATTTTCCAAATTCAGCAAGTGCTAGTTTTCCGTTATCAATGGCGGTTGAAAATTGACCAGCTGTTGTTTCGCTCAAGCGTTCCATTGCGCCGTAAGCAAAGCCGCCTTCTTGGGCCATGCTTGCAAGCGTTTGGTTGAATTGCTCAACACTAACGCGGCCTGCGCCTAACTTATCAGCTGGTAAGCCCGTGGCTTCAGCCAACATTTTAAAAATTGGTATGCCGCGTTCAGCCAATTGATTGAGGCTTTCAAGCTCCACTTTTCCTTTGGCATTGACTTTTGCAAAAATTGAGGCAATGTCTTCAACGCTGCTGCCGCTGGTGGCTGCGATGTCACCAAGAAACTGCAACTGCTCGTTGACCTTCGACACTTCAGTGCCTGATGCAATAAGCTGGCGCGCAGCGTTTGCAATATTCTCAACTTGAAACGGCGTCTTTGCGGCAAACTCGTTCAAATTCTCCATCATGCTGGCCGCGCCCGCTGCGCTACCTGTCAAGCTGATAAACGATACTTCGAGGCTCTCCAGATCTGCGGCGCTTTTGATAGCAGCAGCTCCAAGGGCGGCAATGGGTAGCGTTAGGCTGCGCGTCATGCTACGGCCCATCGCTTCAATGTTGCCAGTCATAGCGCGCATTTGGCGCTGCATGTGGCCCAACTTTTTATTGAAGTCGTATGTGTTCGCTCCAATTTTTACTACAAGATCACCTAGTGTCGCCATTGTCTTTTGTTGCCATTGCTTTCAACATGGACCAGCCTTGTTGAATTTTCTGTTGTTTGTCTTGTTCCTCTTCCCAAGGAAAAGTGCCTAGGTCAGTAGCTGTGAGCTTGCTGCCTTTTTTGGTATGTACATTTAGAAGTAACGCGGTTTGCCAGCGTGTACGTTCCCAATCCGAGCGCCGTTGTAGCTCGTTGAAATCGTAGCGCCCGCGAACCGCGTTGCCAAATTCCCTGAAGGTCAGGGCGTAGAGTGAGTCAGGCGTGAGTCCCAAAAGACCCAGGCCTAACTCCTCTATTTTGTCCCATTCAAGTGGCTTGTTGTCTCCGTCGCCTTGGTTTTTTTTTCACCGCCAGCGCTCATTGACTCACCGATGACCTCCATAATGTTAGGCAAGTCAGCAACTGTGATCAACCCTAGAAAATCATCACAAGACATTTCAAATGTCATGCCTTGTTTTTTGCATCCTTCGCGAACAAAGTAGAACAACAGTTCAGGCATACGGGTCACGTCGTCAGAATCTAGCTTGCTGACTTTGTGGCCTGTTGCGTCTTCAAATTCGCGCCAGGCACGCATAGATGCGCGCACTGGGAATGTTTGATTATCTAGAGTAATGTTCATTAGCTGATGACTTCGTACGTGATTGCGGAGACACATTCAATAGTGCAAGTAAAAGACGCATTGTCCTCGGTACCTGCTGAAAGCTCCAAGTTAGTCACATAACCGTCAAAGCTCAAACGGTGATCGCCTGTATTTTCTGCCGAGCTGTCAAAATCGTATGACGTGGCCTTCACCGCTTGCTTCGTTCCTGCATTGTAAGCGGTCATAAGCTGGTCAAAACCTTGCGTAGCGTCATCAGCGTAAAACGCCGTGAAATTGATAGACAATGACTTGAGACCAGGCAAAATTGCGCGGTATCCTGCATTGTTCTTTGTCGTGGTGTCGCGCGTATCGGTTTGAATTGATGCGCTAAAATCAGTCACGTTGTCAACTACAACGTAAGTTGGTGAGGCTCCAGCATCGCCAAACATGACGGTGAGCTGGCTGCCGTTCATAATTCCGGTTGTCTGTGCCATAGTTAGTTGTTATTGGAAGGGTTTTTTTTGCGGTCTGCAATGATCAAATTGATCAAGGTGTCGATGTATCCAAACACCTTGTTATCTTTTTCTGAGGGCGTCAGGTTGACAATCACTTTGACAAGCGCTAAACCTGCCAACGTCAACTCGGCCCAATTTTCGAGAATGAAATTCATCTATCTTGTTATTCTGAATGTGTAATCTTGCACGCTGACGTAGGTTTTGCGGTCCTCGCTTACCTCGGTCACCTCGTTTGTGTATTGGATACTCTGAACAGTTACCTGACCATCAGCCACGTTCACTGTTGCATTTTTTCGGTCTAGTGCAGCACGTACCTTATCTGCTAAGTCGTTTGCTGCTGAATACGAATTGGCCACAGTAAACACCTCCAATTCAGCTTCGTCTATGGGAGTGCCTCCTTTAGTATCGCTTGGACTGTTGCTTACAACGCTGTACACGATGTAGGGCATTTGTGCGCCTTCTGCTGCCAGTTCAGGGTAGATGCGTGTACCTACGATGCTAGACACCGCAGCACGCTCTGAAAGCAATTTGTAACAAGCTAGCCCTACTTTCATTTCATGTAGCTTTTAAACTCTGCTTGCAAAAGTCGGTCTTGCAAATTGCGCATGCGCTGGTGAGTGGCTTTCTTGCCGCGCATAAATATGCCTTGGTTACGTGTAGGGCCAAAACCTGCGCCTTGCTCAACAATACAAGCGAACCAGCCGTCTCGTGTATTGCGTTTACCTGTGCCAATTTTTTTGCCTCGCTTTGGACCTGCCAACGTGACCCATTTAGAACTGCGGCGAAAAACCTTAATTGAACGCCGCAAAGTGCCCTGTTTGATAATGTCTTTGATTGTGCCTTTATGGTTGGCCTTGCGTCCTGGACCTTTTTTCGTCGTGTTGTAAACGATTATTTCCTGATCAGCGTCCTTAATATTTGCTTTTAGGTAATTGACGTACACTTGGCCCACACGTTCGTCAATGGCTTTTAATTTTTGCCAGTCATCGTAAACCCATTTGGCAGCATGGCGCACGCGCTTTTCAAAATCGCTCATGCCTTGTATTTCTATTACTTCGCTCATCACTCTGATACAACGCGCTCGGTAATGAAATGCAATTCGTCGTTCCGTCCAACCTCTTGAATAGCCAAGATGTTGTAGGTTTCTGAATTGTAAGAAATCGTGTATTTGGGCGTCACGGCGCGAGTTGTCGTGCTGCTGCGAACGCGCCACGTCACGCTGTTGCGTGTGCTTTCCTGTTCTTGGATGACAGCGTTACCAGCTCCCTTGTTGTCAAGCGCAGCCCACACCGTGGCGTACTCCGTGCCACTGCCCGTGCTTTCGCCATAGGCATTGGTAGTTGTTGACGGTGCAACAAACGTAATTCGTCTATCTAAAAAGCCGATGTTCATTGCCGTAGATCAACGATACGTTCAGGGTTCAACAATGACTCAACAGCCATTGGCATTTGCGTGGCCACAGTGCCCGTAATGACGGCACGGCGATTCTCATACCAATGAGCGCACAGCATGCGCACAGCGTGTTTGATATTTGGCGTTGGCTGACCTCCTACGCTAGTCGTGATGTAGACGGGATTCGCGTTGTAATCCTCAAGGTCTGGCACGTCATGAAAATAAATGATTGTGCTGTTGTCCTTGATGACGTCCGTGTAATATTTGCTTGTATCTAGCGTCTGCAACACTCCCGCTGTGTCAAAGTATTTGACGTGTGTAATTGTCTTGACTGGCCCAAACGCCAATGCAGCAGGGCGCCAGCGGTTCAAATAAAAAATTGCTTCACCTCCCGTTAAAAACGAACGGTTGGTGTAGTCGCTTACATGAGCAACAGCCGTATCCAACAACGCCGTGATCGTAGTGTCTTCGTCGTCGTGGTCAACGCGCAAAAATTCTTTGACGTCAGCCAATGAAATGACGTCCGTACCTGTGGCGTATGCTGGGCGTGTTACGTTCATGAGTGAGAAAAAAAAGGAAGCCCAGCCCTATTGCCAGGCTTCCCAGTTTAGTTGTTATCAGCTAAAGTCGTTGACCACTGCCAAAGCACCAGATTGGCGCACAGCCGTGTCGTAGAACTTGTTGACGTGCAGGGCAATTTGAGCCGTTCCTGCGTTGCTGTATGGATCAACCAACAGGTCGATGCCACCAAAGAACGCGAGCAACATACCAGCAGCGTAGTCACCAAACAACAAAGTGCCCACGGTTGGAGCGCCTGCCGTATCAGCGAGGTTTGGCGTAAAGTACGTCGTAAATCCGTCCAGTTGGTTGTTCTCAACAACGGCACGAATGGAAGCAACAGCGGCTTCACCTTTGACGATAGACATAGCTGAAGGTGAGCCAATCCAAGCGCAGCGCGACAAATCGCCACCAGCAGCCAGAACAGCTTTTTCTGCATCAGTGATGTCAGCGTAGGTGAGGGCGCCTGCAACAGCGTTAGTGCTGCCAGCTCCTGCAACAGCGGCAGCGAAGACGGCCTTGTCAATCGTTTCGTTTACACCAGCGGACAACTCGCGAGCAATCAAAGCGTCGACAGCTGCGCCGCCTTGCAACATGAGCTGCTTTGACCACAAGGTCTTGGCAGCAACACGCGTGGGCGTCAGCGTCACGCTGTCCATGTCGAGGCCAGAATCTGCGTCTGCTGAAACTTCCGTTTCTTCAGTACCTGAAGCCTTCGCGCTAACGCGTGGGAACTGGAGGTTAGCAGTAGCGTTGTTGATAGTCGTAACACCAACACGCTCGGCCATCGTTGGCGTGCGCAAAGCGTCAATAGCTCCTGGCACTGCGGTAGGAACAAATCCGCCACCTGATCCGCCTGTTTGGAAGTCGTCGGCAGTACGGAACAAAGCGTTGGCAGGAATACCAATCTGGCCAGCCATGTTGAGGCCGCGCGACTGCATTTCCCGTTGAGCTTCTTGTGCCCATTCAGCTTCGGCACCTTCCAATGCCTTTCCGATTGCAACGGCATTGACGGCACGGGACAAGCTGAAAGACTTGTTTACGCGGTTCACTTCTTTGGCTTCGCTGACAGACGTGCCGCCCATTTGTGCTTGGCGTGCGATCATGTCTTCGTGAGCTTGGCGGCGCTCAATCTTGCCGTCGAGGCGTTCCACTTCGCGCTTGCAAAGGTCGGCTTCCTCTTTTTCGTTGTTGGTCCAGTCGCGGTTTTCAATTTCAGCGACGTTCACCAACTCTTCGTAGCGGTCCGCGTGCTTGGCGCGGGTCGCCTTCATCTCATTGAGATTCATTGTTGTTGGGTTTGTTTGAGTTTCAATAACTGTTGTATCTAGGTCGGCCACTTCAGTGTTGGTGGCGTCGTTGAGTTCAGGTTGTTGATCACGGGCCTGCACCGTGGCGGCTGCGTATGCTCCGTATGTCACAGGTGACACGTCCAACAACTGCCGCACTTTGTCAACGCTTCGCACAGTGCGCTCCTCATTCCAGCTCTGTTTGTCGATGGTAAAGGCAAATGAGCTTTGTGAGATGTCGCCTCGCTTAACGCTTTCGTAGAAGTCCTTGGCATACTGCTGGCCTCCTAGTTTTACTCTGTATTTTAAGCCGCGTTCGTCTACGCTCAATTCAAGCGTGCCGTTAGTTGTGCGGCCCAAAATCAAATTCGGGTCGTGATTGATAAGCGCCCGTACGTCGTCGTTCAATACGTCATCAAATGCGCCTGGTTGAATGACTTCACGGAAGTGTCCTAAGTCGGTTTCACTGTTGTAAACAGCTGCGTAACCTTCCAAAATCATGTCGTTGCCTTCAGCCTCGCGCACCTCAATGGTGCCCATTGTCCGCTTCTCGGCGTCTTTATACTGTTGGTTGTTCTCCATCGGTTGAAATTTTGTCGCTGTATTGTCCGAGGCGGTCCAATGCAATTTGGTTCACTTGGACGGTGTGCGTGTCGCCACCTTCAACAGGGTTCATATTTTCTTTAGCGCGCACCTCGTTGATGCTCATCACACCAGTCTGCAACATTTGCTGATAAAAGTTTGTCCGCGCTGACAGGTCGCCACGGTACAAATCGTTCATGTTAAACTTGCTGTACAGCTCTGGGCGCTCAAAACTCTGGATCAGCTTGCGGTCTATCTCTTGTTCAATGCGCTTGGCCCAAGGGCTAATTGTGTGGCGAGCAAACTGCAAGTTTTGTTGCTCCACGTTGTTGAACGTTGTTTGTGAGGGCAACTGCACAAGCGAAGGTGGCACGCTGTAGATGCGGCAAATCTCCTCCGCTTGGAATTTGCGCGTTTCGATAAACTGCGCTTCGTCTGGTGTGATCGTGATGCGCTGGTATTTGAACCCGAATGGCAGCAGCTTCGTGCCAGCATTCATCGCGCTTTGGTTCCAGCTATTCTGGATGACGTCCATTTGTTCCTTGCGCAACGGCTGATCACTAGCCAGCACGCCCGTCATTTGCCCTTTTTGTCCAAAGTATTCGCTGCCAAAATCTTGCGCGGCTTTGGCTAGGCCCATGTTTTCGCGATGCAAACGAATAGGTGACATACGCTGCATGTTGGAAATCTCCAGCATGTTTTCCTGGGACACTACGCCGTAATCACGAATCACAAACACACGCTCACCGTCTACGTCCTTTGCGTCAACATCGTAGTAGCTCACAGGCACCAGGCGCTCGGCATATCCTCGCGCATTACGCTGAATGATGGCGTAACCGCATCCGTACATAAGCGCGGACGCCATGACAGTTTCCCAAAAGTCGTAGGCGTTTTGGTTTTGGTTTGGCTCGCTTGTGATAAGTTGGTATGACGGGTGCTGGTTGGCCACTTCCACGTTGCGTCCATCGCGCACATAGATTTCCAATCCCAGTGAGCTGATCGTACTTGCAATCTTGTAAACACAAGCGTAAACAGCGCTGATGGCCATTGCGCTTTGTTCGGTCACGTTAACACCGCTTCGCACGTAAGCGTTGATTCCCAAATCCGCTTCAATTGTCTGTGAATCGTACTTGCCAATTCGAGAACGAAACAGCGAACGCAAGCGGTCAGTTAGTGTAGCCATTCAGTCGTGGTGAAGCTATAATATAACCAATAATCTTTACAAATCCAACACTTCGAAAAAGAAATCTTCTTCGCCTAATGTGTGGCAATATTCGTTCATGGCAATGATGCTTGCAATCACTCCGTCAACCTTCTTGTTTTCCTGGCGTTCCTTGGTGACACGCTTGTTTTCGTTGACGTCAGTGTAAACCACGGCACAGCCCATTTGCCATCTTAGGCAACGGTTGCCGCCGTGGATAATCTCGCCACGCATGGCTGCCATCTCAAATTCCTTTGTAGGTCCGTTCATCGTTGTAATGTTCTGCGCCATTGGTGACATTTTCACGTCATCGGCTTCTAATTCGCTCACGATGTACGTGCTGAAACGCGGGTCGTAGCCAATACTTCTTACGTCATATTTCGCACATTGTTCCAAAATGTACTCTTTAACTATGCGATAATCAGTGACGTTGCCTGGCGTTATTGTCACGTCACCTTCATTGTTGAAGGCCACGTAGTCGACGCCCGCGCTTAGTTTCTTGGTGTATGCCTTTTCTGAATTGACAAACTGATGGACCAAGAGATAAAAACAGCCGTTGACATCATCGCGGAAAAGCAAGGCAAAGGCTGTGAGGTCCTGAGTGCTGGCAAGGTCAAGGCCGCCATAGCAAGGAAGGTTGGCAAGTTGATCATGTGGTATTGGTTGGTTTCCCTTCATCCATACGTCGTCTGGTATCCATGCGGTTTCAGCGCTGGTCCAAATATTGAGATGCAAACGCAAAAAACTATTGACCATTGACGGGTTGGCCTTGGCATTTTGCACAGCTTGCTCAAAGTAGCTTTTGTGGCAAATTGTGCCGTAACCAGGGTTGGCCTTTTGCCATGTTTCTTCCTGCGTCCAGTCGTCGTCAGGATTTGCGGCATACATGACAGGCAAAAATGTCTCGTCGTTGATAATGCCGTCCAACACGTTTTGTGCGTATTCGTGTATCTCATAACAGATGCTTGCACGATCGTGGCCCGCTGTGGTGAGTGCCATGATTAGCGGTTGACGTCTTGCGCCTGTCGATGTGGTCAAGACATCCCACAGATCGCGGTTTGGTTGTGTGTGCAGCTCGTCAAAAATGACTGCATGACAGTTCAACCCGTGTTTGGTGTACGCCTCGGCGCTGATGCTTTTATACCAACTGCTCTTGTATTGGACAACGTTACGCAACACTTTGGCGCGGCTTCGCAGGTGATCGTTGTTATTGATCATCTCCTGCGCAATGTTGAACACGATGTTGGCCTGCCCGCGATCGCCAGCAGCGCTAATAACCTCGGCGCCGCGTTCGCCATCGGCAAACAACATGTACAGTGCAATGGCTGCGCTTAAGTTTGACTTGCCATTCTTGCGTGGTATCTCAACGTAGCAGGTGCGATACCTGCGCGTCCCGTCTGGTTTCTTCCATCCAAACAATGGGCGTATGATGTCATCTTTTTGCCAGTCCTCAAGTAAGAACGGCTTGCCGCCTAACTCGCCTTTGACGTGCGTGCAAAATTTCTCGATAAAGTCAACAGCGCGATTGGCAGCCGCTTCGTCAAAGTGGTAATCAATTGAAGTATTGGGCATTTTCGTCTTCTGCTGGGCGGCCCTCACCTATCCAATTTTCCAGGCGTGTGATAATGATTTGTTTGCGGTGGCGCGCCTCTTTGAGCTGTTGCCACTCTGGGCGCATGCGGCTGTAGGTGTCGCCACTCTTGCCTATGACTTGGTAACACGTTCCGTGCTGATCGCAATACGTCTGCAAATCGCGTTCCTCCAAAATGACGCACGCCAGCGTGTAAAGCAATTGCAATTGGCCTGGTGTCAAGTCGGTGCGCGCTTCGTACATGTTTAGAAGCTCGTTGTATTTCTTGGTTTGGTCTGCTGTCATGGTTTACCCTTTTAGTATTTTAGTCCGACACTC